TTCCCCGCCCTGTCCTACGAGAGTGGTGTCGGAGTCCGACGAACTCACGCGTGGATATACGCCGAAAGGATCGGAGAATCCCTTCTCGTAGTCCGTTGGCGCACCGTTGATCCTTTGTATTAGTTCCGCTGCTCGTTCCTTTAGTTCCTCGAGCTCGTTGGATAACGATTCGATCGACAGCCTGATTCTTTCGATCTGCTCAGGATCGTCCGTTTCGACGGCTCTGAGTTCGGCGATCTCCTCAGGAATCTCTGCCTGACGTTCCTCGTTTAGCGTTAATTGGTTCTGTAGACTCGTGACGTCCTGGGCTCCCTGGAACATATTTGGTAGGGATCCCATAACGATTGGGTCCTGCATATTCTCGTCCCAGTACATACAGACCACCCAGGTTCCCTCGACGAGCTGCGATACTCCACCAGCCGCGGTGGACATATTGGCCGGCATCATTACGTTCGACCAAGGGAGTGATTCGATTGGGATATCGTTCAGCCTATCGGGCGAGTGTAGTCCCAAAACTCTGACGCGAACACGACCCATTGCCTTGGGATCGTTACGGTCCTCAACCACTCCTACATAAAAATCCATTATCAACCTCCTGAATAATCTAAAATACTGACCTGACGACGAGGTGGTACACCGAGGTTTACCTCCTGATTGTTGTATAGATCAGCTTCTTTGCCCATACCGTCCCTAACGAGTTCTATCGACATTGTGTACTCCTGCCTTCTGATATGATGGTGTATGGAGGCCACAAGATAGTTACCCGAGGATACCTTATCATCAGGATCATCAGCGGGTGCTAGTTTTGGTGAGAATCTTTCCTTTTTATACTCAACGACCTTTCCCGACTCAATCTCTGGTGCAGAGTTAATATGAGCCAACACCGATACGGTGGATAGTCTTGAGAGATATGAGTTCATGATGGCTACCTCGAGCTCGTCCAATCCTGTAAGGTTAGGAAACTCGTCGTCGCCAAACGCCAGAGTGTTCTTGTACATAATACGATTCTGCGTGTTGTACTGCGTGTGAATACGATTATCATCAAAGGCAAAGTATGCTGATACCCAGTCGTTAGCGATTGGTTTGGCGTGTTCCCTGAACGAAAAGTCGGTGATATCAGCCTTTCTTGCTGCTATATCCACCGAGGTTATCTGAGACGCGAATACGCCGTTACCTGTTCTGGCCAGTGTTTCGTAACCTTGTTCCATCAGTGTACTGTATATCTGACCGTCGTACTTGTTCATTTCACGCGTTGGTTCTGGGTCAGTCGCAGACATCGGTACGGGTTCAATCGTAAATACCTTCTCTTGCTCAAGCATTCTTTTCATTGAGTCCAATACGGTATCCTCAGAATACAAGGTCTCGAACACGAACATAGGAGTTCCGTCCTCGGCCAATGCGTTCTCTTGAATCATATTAATCGCAGCGAGTGGTTTAATGTATGGAAATACCACGTTATGAGATGCTGCGGCCGTAGTGTTTAGCTTGAGTTTTTTGTTTGATCCTGGCTCAATTAACCATTCGTCGTATACATTTTTAATGATATCAGCGGCGTTTCCACTGTATGACTTAGAGAAAAGGCTGATGTTATTCCTAAATTGTTTCTCTGATGTAAAGGTTAGTGTGTACGAACCAGTGCCCTCGGTTTGAGTCTTCATGTCCTTTACGTCGTATACGTAAAAGTCCTTTTGTGCTCGAGCTTCTGCTCTGACCCAGCTAATCCTAACCTTCTCTTGTCCAATGAACGGAAATACGGATGCCATTGCTGAGTTATCAATGACGGTCATACTGCCATACAAAAAGGGAGTAAAGATTGATTCGTATATCGATACTGCAGTAACGTTATTACTGATGTCAATCACTTGTCCGTTATACTTAGTGAGAAGTATTTTGAACTCACTGAGTACTTTTGGGATGGCGTTCTGTAGGTTTGGATCCGACATACGTTACACTCTTCTGCGTTTCATTTCACGCTCAAACTGTCGTGCCACTGATAGTATATGTTGTGGCCTAATAACTTTGATCTGAAATTGCAGATCGTTTAGGTCAGACTCATACTGCTTATTTGATACCGTCGCTGTACCATCAACGACCCACTCACCATCGCTGTTTTCCTTATGATGTGGTGCGTCTGCATACGGTGAGGTGGAAGCGATTATATAGTTACCACTACCTGCATCACTACCTGAGAACAACGTACCACTTAGATACGCCGAGGAATAATCGTTAGGGTTCTCAACCACCACGTATTCCATTGAGCCGTTCTTTACCAGAGTCTTACCAAGAAATCCATTTCCTAGCTCAGTCCCAGGAACAAATAGAGTACTGTCTAGGCTGACTGGTGTAGTACCAACGCCAGTCGTAAAGAACAATGCTGTGCCTGGATATTTTCTGGCCATCGTATCGTTAAACTCATTGGCATCTTTTCTAAAACCTTTCCAAGAATTGTTTAGTTCCTTGTTGATTAGAAAAAATGTCCAGTAGTATTCCGGTGTCCCATAAATTTTTTGTGAGATGTTATCCAAACGGTCCGTATTATTCACCGTGTAATACGTATAGAATGAAATATCATCAGCGATTTTTGAAAATACTTTTGAGTACTGCGAAAGATTTACTAAATTTTTAGTACCATCTCCATCAATATCGAAGTCTTCCTTTTGAAAGTATTGAAAAAACTTTGGCATTTTAGAATCCCTCTCCTACCAACTGAGCATCAATTGGCTGCAGCTCCTGGAAGCTCAGAGCAAGAGTAACTTCAACCGGCATATTGTTATGCTCAAAATATGATTGTGAGTTAGGGTTATATGTTACTGACGTTGACGTACAAACTACTTGTGGGAGTTTAATCATTCGGCTTGATTTCGCAAAGGTAACAACAAAGGCCAATGGAAAGTTATACGTAAATCCTTGAGAGATCGGATAAGACGCCTGTCTAAAATATTTAAGGATCGCTGGTACGTTATTAGCTTCTCCTAAGTTCTTTGGCGCAAAGTTAAACTCCATTGAGAATGTACGAATCGTAGGTGCCTTGAACAACATAAACTCGCGAGGATTCAAAGTGCTTTGGATATTCTTTTGGGCTTCTGCTGCAATACCACCAACAACACTTGCTGATGTTAATCCACCAACGACTGCTCCACCTGCTCCACCAGTAACAGCGCCAACACCTGCACCAATTGCACCACCTACGATATCTGGGTTAGCAAGAGCTGCAGCTCTGATATCCTCGAGTGTTACACCCTTTGATCCTCCTGATGTTGCCACGTCAAATAACGCTCCAACTACACCAGTTGATGTTGCCTCGTATCTTTGTGAATCGTTAATGGCAATATTCTGTGGCATATAGATCGCACAGCCATTACCGTCTGGCACCGTCAACGTTTGATTACCACGTCCATCATACTGAGCTCTCTTAGTCTGAAAGAGTACGTATGGTGTGTCTCTGTTGTCAACGTTGTCGGGATATCTAAGTATGCCCATAAATAACTCCGATAGTTTAATGTTTCTCGAGATTATTTATATGGCATACAAAGGTAAATATACACCAAAGAATAAGAATAAGTATGTTGGAGACATTAAGTCGATAACATATAGATCCCTTTGGGAGCGCAATACTTTTAGGTGGATGGACGAGAATCCTGACATCGTGGCGTGGAACTCAGAGGAAGTTATCCTGCCTTACGTTTGTGCTACTGACGGTAAGTGGCATAAGTACCATATAGACATCTGGTTTAAGAATAAGAAGGGAGAAGCATTCCTTGTCGAGATCAAACCAGAGAAGTATTGTACACCGCCCAAGGAACCAAAGCGTCGTACTCGAAAGTTCATCAGGGAGACAATGACGTATGCTAAGAATCAGAGTAAATGGAAAGCAGCCAATGAGTTCGCAAAAGATAACGGAGTTAGTTTTCAAGTGTGGACCGAAAAGACCTTAAAATCCCTAGGTATAAGAATCCTTAAGTAGATTGATATAAATAAAGGTATGGCAGAATCATTATTTCAAAAGTTAGAAGCTGAAGCTTATCGTAAGGGTCTCACCGCAAGGTCAAAAGAGGCTCGTACATGGTTTCGCAATAAGGCAAGGGAACTGAAGGACGTTAATCGTCGCCAGCTCCTACGGGATCCTATGCTTACTCCACGGAATCGTCCTGGGGTTGGCAAGATGTACATGTACTTCTATGATCCAAAGTTAAGAAAAGAACTTCCTTACTATGATTCGTTCCCATTGACCATCATGGTTGAACCAACGAAAGGAGGGTTCTATGGACTTAACCTTCATTATCTTAGCCCTGCAGTACGGGCAACATTCCTTGACAAGTTATCTGCGACCGCGAATAATTCTAAATATGATGAGACCACAAAGTTAAAGATTAACTATAATCTACTGCAGTCGGTACAAAGATATCGTGAGTTCAAACCATGCTTTAAGAAGTATCTTACTTCACAGATTGAATCGCGTGTCGTTCTGGTGGAACCATCAGAGTGGGATATCGCAATCTTTCTGCCAACAGAACAATTCCGCAAGGCTGGTAAGCGCAGTGTCTGGGCGGACTCAAAAAGGATCTATAGGTCATGAAGGTAGACGATCTGATAGCTAATATTGGCTCAGGAATCGCAAGAGCAAATAGATACAACGTAATATTTGATGGTGCTCTTGCTGGAAGAACTGGAGAGTCCGGTGAAAGAATGAGCATCCTATGTGACTCAGTAACTTTACCAGGAAGACAGGTAGTGACCTCTGATAGATTCACTAGCCTTAAGTCCATTAAGATACCTTATGGATACACCAACGAGGACGTAAACATATCGTTCATATGTCCTATTGATTTTACTCCATACCAATTCTTATACAATTGGCAACGCGAAGCTTTTACGAATATGGGAAGAGGCGCGGAAGGTGATCAAAGGGTCAGACTTAGACAAACATACGTATCTGATATGCAGATACAAGTACTAACGAATAACAGTACTGCTGGCAATAGACCAGCACATGAAATTACATTAAAGAATGCTTTTCCTACATCACTAAATGCTATTGAGTTAGGAAACGCAAATGAGGATATGATTAGGGTTACGGCAACTCTTACATATGATGATTGGTATGACACAAGATACAACTAGGAGTTAAATTATGGCTTTACCAAAACTAGACGCACCGCGTTATGAAATGACGGTTCCTTCCACCCAGGAGAAAGTGGTCTATAGACCCTATCTCGTAAAGGAAGAAAAGATCCTAATGATGGCGCTCGAATCACAAGACGATAAGCAAATGGTTCGTGCACTAAAGGATGTGATTAAATCTTGCACCGAGGGTTCTGTCAACGTTGATAACCTCGCAATGTTTGATCTTGAGTATATCTTTATTCAGCTTAGAGCTAAATCTGCTGGTGAGTCAACCAAGATCTCCATTAAGTGTAAGGAATGCGAAACTAAAAATGATGTAGTAATTTCTTTGGAGGATGTATCCGTAAAGAACTTATCCAAAAAAGAACATAAGATTAAATTAACAGATGATTATGTTTTGGTTATGAAATACCCATCAGTGAATGATCTGTTGAATGCTCAAACTAAAAACGACGCAGATACAATGTTGGATGTTGTTGCGTCGTGTATTGATTCGTTACACACTTCCGACGAAGTGTTTGATATGAAGGAACAAAGTAAGGCAGAGATTAAGGAATTTATTGAATCATTGAACAGCGAGCAGTTCTCAAAGATTAAGGATTTTCTTGAGGGTATGCCTTCAGCTCAGTCTGACATAAATTTTAATTGTGAAAACTGTGGGACGACGAACGATCATAGTGTAAAGGGTCTAGCAAATTTTTTCGGCTAGCCCTTTCTCATGACAGCCTCGTCAACCACTTTAAGGTGAACTTCGCTATGATGCAGCATCATAACTACAGCTTAAGTGAGTTAAACGATATGCTGCCTTGGGAAAGGGAAGTTTATGTCGCTATGTTGAAGGAACATATAAAGGAAGAAAACGAAAGGCTTAAACGCCAGCGACAACAACGGAGATAATAAATGTCTGCAGCAAAAACATTAGAGCCAGGGTCAGAATACGCTAAGTACGACGTTGACGGTGATGGCATTGTGACTGACGAGGAATTTATGATGGAGCAAAAAATGATGAGATTAGAGAATGAAGACCAAAAGGAAGACGCTCAACGAAGAATGGCGTGGTTCTCTTTGTGGGGTATGTTACTATACCCATTTAGTATTTTTATGACGGTTTACTTTGGATTGGATAAAGCAGCTGAAATCATTGGAGATATTGCTTCAGTGTATTTCGTATCAGTTGCTGCAATCGTTGCGGCCTTCTTTGGTAAGGAAGCATACGTCAAGAGCAAAAGCTCTACAATGATGACAAAAGATAGTAGGTAAAATAAATGGCAGCAGCTACCTTTGATGATGTGATTACTCGCCTTCGTGAAGAGGGTAATCTCAATCGTAACAGTGGATCAAACTCACTTAAGTCTCTTAAGTCGGCAGTCCTTCAGACTGATAAGACTTTTAGGGATGGTTTTGGACAGCTGCTTGATTTCTTTCAGGGTAACTCACTCAAAGATCTTGAAGCAAAGCGTGAGCAAGATGAATTCAATAAGGATCTTCTTGATGCACTTGAGGATCTAAAAGGTGGAGATACTCCTACGTCTGCTCCTGCTCCTACTGATAGTGGTGGCGGTGGATTACCGTTACTCCTTGCTGGTTTAGCTGCAGCTATCGGCGCAGCAATTGGTGTTGTTAAAGGTCAGCTTGACGCAATTAAAGCATTTAAGCTTATACCTAATCTTGACGACTTTAAGGCAAGACTATCATCAAACATTAAGGGTATGCGATTAGGGATCGCAATGCAAATGGAGTTATTTAAGGCTTCCGTTGCTGAATCCTTAACGAGCGCAAAAAATGCGCTTAAGAGTGGGATCACTAGAATTGGCTCAATCTTTACACTAGGAGATGAGGGTAAAGATGTAAGTCGTATTGGCTCAGTGATAAAATCATTCACTGGCTATATCAGAGGTTTGATCGTTCCATTCGAAGAAGCAGGTAAGGTTATAGTTTCCATTGGCGAGTCAATCGCTAACAAACTAAGGCCTGCTATCAACGCAGTACAAGGTGGCTTTTCTACGGTTGGTACTTATCTTGATGACTTTAAGGCAATCGTATCAAGAGTATCCGCTGTCGTAGGTAAACTTTTTGCACCAATCGCAATCATTATGACATTATTCGATACCGTTAAAGGTGCGATTGATGGTTATGCCGAAGGTGGAATCCTCGGTGGACTTGAAGGAGCAATCGTTGGGTTCTTTACTTCATTAGTAACGAAACCTCTTGATCTTGTAAAGAGCGCAGTTGCATGGGTACTTGAAAAGTTTGGATTTGAAAATGCGGCTAACGTTCTATCAAGCTTTAGCTTTACTGAGTTGTTCACTAATATGATTAATGGTATATTTGGCTTCTTTAAGTCAGTTATTAATTGGGTTAAGCAACTGTTCACTGATCCTGTTGCTGCATTACAAGCTCTGTGGGATAATCTATTAAGTGGTTATGATTCGCTTATGAGTTTCTTTTCTAGTATTATATCAGCTCCGATCAATTGGATCATGGATATGTTTGGT